CCGTGCTTTTACGAGTTGTAGCAGGAGATTTGGTTCCTGCTTCTTCCCCAAATTTCTCTGGGAAACGTCTTCTCATTTCGGTATCTATAGCGTTCCAGTAATGATCGGAGCCTGTCGGGACTCCCTCACGTTCCAGCCGCTTATGGATTCCCATAGCGAGAAAACTCATGTCATCGTCAGTGCCGTACCATTTGTTTTTGTCAAGCCACGATTGGGTTTTTGAGTCCAGTCGTGTTGGTTGGCGCTGCTGTTGAGGTATTTGTACATCAACTTCAGAAGATTGTAAAGTATTTTCGTCATATTGTGGAATATAACGATCCATCTCTCGAGCTTTAAATTTAATTTCAGTTAAACGCTCTTGAGCTTCTACTAAACGCTCTGCATCGCCAGAGTCATAAGCCTCTTTGTATGCACGTCTTGCTTGATCAAGATCAGAGGCAATTTTTTCTTTAGCTGTTGATACATACACCTTTTCGCCATCAGAAAGTCGACCTTTAAGCCGTTTGTTTTCTTCAAAAATGGTGTTAGCAACCCGAACAGCTTCTTCGTTTTCACGCTGGATAGCTTCTTTAGCCCTGCGTTCATCGTTAATTAGCTTTTTCATCTGCAAAAGGCGTTGTTTTGCCTCTTTAGAATAGGCTTCTAAGTCATCATTGTCGATTTCTTCAACGATTTCTTTAGGAAGCGGTGCTGCATTAATACGATCTTCTTCTGGGGTATCGTCAACAATCTCTAATTCAACCTCTGGTGGGGTTGCATCATCACTTTCCAAAAAAGAAAAGTCTTGTTTTTCAAATTCAGCCATGTTTTTTCTCCTTAAACACGAGTAATTCCACGAGGATCTTCAACTACAGCCTCGACAGAATCGTCATTAATTAATCGGAACTCACGACCATGAATCTTTAGGCGTGTGCCAGTGTTTGGTCTGGCAAGAATAAAGTCACCTTCTTGGCACCAAGGACCAGTAGGAAACCTTTTTTCATCTTTGTAGCAATCAGGTCCCATTTTGATAACAAAAAATACGGTGGAAAGCACTTCTTCCATTTGCAGTGTGGCATCCGCTTTGAGGATTCCACCAGCGTGTTCTTTTTCAGCATCAGGAATACCAACAAGCATACGATAGCCTTGTGGCATGGGTAATTGTCTTGCTTTTTCTTCACCTGTTTGAGGCAAAGTCGTTACGTTACTCACATCATCGGGGTTTGAGCCGATTAGTATTTCACTCATCAAAATTCTCCAAGTTCTTTTTAAGGTCTGAAATGTACATCCTTACAGACAGAAGACCCGTTATCTGTCCGCAAGTCTTTTGGTAGTCAGCGTAGTCTTTGGCTACACCAGTACCAAGGGACTCTTCCAAGTCCCTTACTCTCACATCTACCTGTTTGAGGAGATGATCTAGTATTTTTTCCTTCATTCAATTTCCTTTTTAGGTTTGGCTTTTTGAGCCTGGGTTTTTGCCATTTCAGCTAAGATTTTGAGCTTCTCTGACTGGCGTTGTTGATTCATCTGGGCTTTATTACTTCCTATTTGATGACCTAATTTCATTCCTTCTAATTCTTGTTTAGCAGCAAGGTTGGCTTTATCAGAAGCAGTTTTTGCTCCAACTTGCATACCAGCAATTTCTTTTTGCGCTGCAATACGCATTTTTTCAATTTCAATTTGATCAGCTTTACCAGCTGCATCCATAGCCAGTTTCTTCTGCTTAATGTCGATTTCCTGTGCTTTAAGCTGTAATTCTTTCATCTGCATCTGAACAATAGGATCTTGAGCAGCTTGCTGTGCCTGTTGTGCAGCCACCGCAGTCTGGTTCTGTTGCAATAGATTTTGAGCAGCTGGGACAGCCAGACGAGCAATTTGCATTTCTTGTTCTGGAGTCATATGAACATCTGGATCATCGTCATCAGAATACGGAATGTTAATGCCCATTTGCATCTGCATTTGTCGCATATATTCAAGACCAACGTGTTCAGTAATGTGAGCTTGCATCGCTTGAATCATCATTGGAGCTTGTGGGTTTTGACCAATAGTTTGTTTGATCTTTGGATCATTCATAGCAGCCATATGAATCTGAATATGGGCTTGATGGTCTTGACCAATGAAGGCTTTTAATGGTTTGTTCTTTAAGGCGTTGACGTTTTCCGTTACTGGATCTGTAGGCTTCATGTCTTCTGGCAATGGAACCAACTTCTCTAGGTTCTTAATGCCGATGACTTCTAACATTTGGCGATGTAAGTAAGGAAGGTTATAAAGCTGGGGAGCCGTCTGACATAACTGTAGGGCAGCTTGATACTGCACTACCTTTTGGCTCATGGTTGCTGCGTTTGGATCTGATACGGGAATGATATTGACCATATCGTAGTCAGATTTACGGGCTGTACGATTACCGCTGGTAGGCTGGTAACTGTAATCTTCTGGGGCGTAGTCAGCAATAATTTTTTTGAGCAGCTTAAATTCTTGCTTCATGGAGTAATGAATACGAGCTTGAATCGCAGACATGACTTTAAGTGTGCGTTCTAAAATTGCTAAAGTCGTACCCACTGGAGCTTGGCTGCTCATGTCCGATGCTTTTAAATCGCCAGAAGAAGCAAAACGTCTACCTTCTTCTACGATTTGATTGAGCAACGTCATTAAAGTCTGGCTTGGCTCTTTGTATGGCAATGGCATGATGTTGTCTTTCATCGCACCACTTGGAACATCTACGTCACGGAACTCACCTGGAGCTATCGGGGTATCGTCACCTTTGACACGCAACCCACGAGTCTTAAAGCCTCCAGGAAGATTGGACAATGACCCTGCATCAACCAGCTGACGAAGAATGGAAGTGCCCGATTTAGCAAAAGCTCCAATAAGATGAATAAGCCCGAAATGATAAAAGCCGAAGCCAGGGATATAGCCATAATGTACAAAATGCTGGCGTTTTTGGTGAGTTTTGTCATCTGGATCCCAGTTTCTACGGATTGCTAACACCTGTCCGTTTGATTTTTCAATGGTTACAACATAAGGAAGAGCAATGCCTGTTGGTTCGCCATGCTTATCTGTGTGCTCAAAACCTTCTAAATCAAGGTGGCAGTGCATTTCAAGGACTTTAAAACGGTCATCAGTAGATGCCCTAAAGCCTAATTTTTCTGCAATTTTCTTTTCAATTTCATCTAAGACGTTATCTGGCGATCCTAGATTTAAATCACGATAGAACCCTTCATACTGTAGGCGTTTGAGTTCATTTTCTGTCTTACGCATCACATGGGTAATGCGTTCTGCGGATTCAAGACTAGAAGCACCGTAAGGCACAACCAGATCTTCAGCAGGAATATACATAGAGACTTGACGATCTAGGCTTGGATCTACATAAACCTTTTTAAAGCCGTTACCTGAAAGTCCTACACCCCAGAGCATACGCTCATGTTCAGGGCGAAACTCTTGCATTACGTCAGTTAATTCGTGGTTCATGTCTTCTACAACACGCTCCATTGCATCTTTTTTCTCTGATGTTTCTTTACCAACTATCTCGCCTTTGACTGGACCAGCTGCTGGAAAGGTTTCCATGATGGTTTCAGATTGGAATTTAATGACTGCCTCGGCCAATACAGGATGGTAAACACCGCAAGCACCTTCCCAAGGTTCTGAACGCTCTTCAATCTTTAAGCCAAGGAGTTCTAAGCCATCAACATAGGTTTGAATCCAGTCACGTCTAGAATCAATGTCCGATTGGAAATCTTCTAAGAGTTCGCTGGCAATCTGTAGTAAAACCGATTCAGGCAAATATTCAGCAAGGTTTGCATCAAAGTCTTCAATCTCCTCGCCTTCCATTTGGATTTCCATTCCACCAACTTTTACGTCTACCTCTTCAGGGTCAACAATTTCAATTTCAACATCTGGTCCTTCTAAATCAGGTAGACCTTGGGGGGCTGCATACATTGCTTTATCGATTGACATAAGGATCCTTAGTAATAACCTTTTTTACGCCTAAATTCTTGTGGCTCATCTGGCTCATCGCTTTGCAGCGTAATAAAGCCACCTCTTCTAAATCTTAACAGTGCTTGGGTTGTGGAGTCTACTAAGTCATCGTGATCTGAATTGGGAAATGCTGCTAATTCCTCTACTACTTCTTCAGCCCAGCGTTTTCTTGGTGCCCAAATTTTACCGCTTGCAAACAAATCAGATACGCTATTAACACGAGATATTTTATCGTTACCCCTAGTCGGTGTAAACTCTTGAACAGGAATACCCATCCTTCTAAGTTCAAATATAAGTGGAGCACCAGATGCTTTCGCTTCAACAATGAACGAATCTGGTTCCCAGTCTTTATACATATCATAGGCTCGCTGTTTAAGAGTGGGGAACTCCATTCTCTCTTTAAACGCATCCAATAAAATGATATTAGCATCCGTTTTATCTTCATTTAGGTAAAAAACTCCCCAAGTCGTACACGCTGAATAGTCAGCCCGTTCTGATTTTGTAAATGCCGTATCCCAAGATTGGATAATGTAATCACAAGGGGGAGGGGTTTCTTTATCCCAGACCCTCCACCATTCCCGTTTTACAAGAGCACCTTCTTCAGAGGTCGGATCTTGTTGATACTGGGCTTGCCATTTGGAAAGCGGTAGTTCTATCCTTAGTTTATCTAATTCCTCGTAGCTCCAAAACTCAGGCCAAAGGGGTTTTTCGTTTCTTTTTATCGCTGGAAGGCTGATGATTTCCCATTCATCACCGTCTCTGTCCACCATCGCTTGGCAGATTTTTCCTGTTAGGTCTCGTTTAGACCAACGGGTCATCACAACTACAATAGATCCTCCAGGCTGCAAACGCTGGCGAGGACCTGAAGTGTACCACTCGTACACCTTATCAAAAACGCTAGGGTCCCCAGCTGCAAGTGCTGCTTCTTGCTCGGAATGAGGGTCATCAATAATGAGCAGATCAGCACCTTTACCAGTAACAGTACCGCCAACACCAATAGCAAAATACTCCCCGTTAGCATTAGTACTCCAACGACCAGCAGCCTTGCTATCCGATCTAAGAGCAACATTAGGGAATACTTTGGCATATGCCTCTCCATCAACTAAGTTACGCACTTTTCGACCAAAACCAACTGCAAGTTCAGCGGTATTAGAACATTGAATAATTTTCTTGTTAGGAAATTTTCCCAAGAACCAAGCTGGCAAAAGATAACTGGCAAACTCAGACTTCGTATGACGAGGTGGCATATTAATAATAAGTCGCTTAATTTTTCCACTGGCAATCTCCTCAAATTTAGTCGCCATTAATGCGTGATGTTCGCCATGAATAAAATTGGGCCACATGGTTTCTACAAACGACATAAAGTCAATTTGCCCAGTTTCACGAGTTACTGCATCTTGATAAGCCAACGCCAAAGGACGTAGCTTTGCCTGTTCCTCCTCAGGAAGCTGATCAATGATGGCTAACAACTCATCCATTCAAATTCCTTAGTTTGATATACGCTGGTCTAATGCTACGAGAGTACTTCATGTTCCCTTTGCAAACCCCTATTTCAATTAGGATTTTCATTTTCCTAGCCGTACCTCCACGCCCCCGATAACCTGTCATTCTCATTACGTCATCAATGGTTGGACCAAAACCAAAGTCCTCCCAGAACTTTTCAATGACATGAAAGACTTCTTTTTGAGCAGGAGTCATTTGCCACAATCTTCCATGCCAGGTTCAAACTTGGTTGGCACTTCAAGTCGTGGTCCACGATATATCGCAGTAGTTCCAAAACTTCCTGCATTTTCACCAGCTACCCAATGGTCATAGGCTTGTTTCTTACGAATACCAAAATCACGCAGCCCACCTGGGAAAGACGAAATTGCTGCTGCATCTCTTAATAACTTTAAGTGAGCAATTACTTTATCTAGAATAGCCACTTCCATCTCCTGTTGTTTTAACCAATCTTCTTTGTTCATACGATCCCTGCCCATAAGAAAATCACTGTTATCAGTATCAAAATGATTAGCCATTGTTCTCTATCCATATACCCCCCTACCCTTTTTGATTAGAAAAAGATGACGGGGGGGTTTCTAAAACAGTGTCCTTTTCCTTCCAGTTAGGATTTTGTACCCCCTCCCCCCTACCAATTGGAATTAAATCATTAGGGTTAATACTTAGTACTTCGCAAGTATTTGATTCTAAAGGATTTGTCACCGTAACAGGTGTTAGGGTGAGATTTGTTTGTGATTGAATGTGTGAAATACTATGCAAATGTCCAGCATCAGCCTCGGGCAAAAAAGGGGTCATGCCCCTCGGTGGGGGGTCGGAAATTGGACTTTCAGAGCCAGTACCCACCGATGTTTCCTCAATGAGTGAATGATCTTCAGAAGAAATGGAAATAGATTGGGGTATATCAACATAGCTGATCTCTGCTAAGAGTTGCTCGGCAGTCTTCTTCGTGGAAGTCCTAAGACTATTACTGTTCTGTATCGCCAGTTGGACTGCTTCCATCAGCTTGGACTTGAGCGTGTTGCTATCCATCGTATGCACCAGTTCCCGTCTCTCAGTGAACAATGCCACCTCAGTCATCTTGCCTACCAGCTCTAACGCCTTGAGTTGCTGAGCGGGGGGCAATTCATCATTCAGAGCCATGCTGGAGAGTTTATGGATTGCCATAGCCCTCAAACGAGGGGGTAGAAGATATTCCTCCACCTCTTTCTGTGCTTCCAGTGCCGTTATGTATGTAGCCACATTTGGGGAGCGTGAGAGCTTACTTGCTTCTACTCCAGCAGTCTCTCTCTTGCCCTTAGTGTTATACGCTCTGCGGTAGGCTTCGCTCTTGTTCCCAGTAGCCACGACTTGTTCAGCAAATGCCTTTTGTTTCTTGGTTAGCTTGATCCCCTGCTTAGACTGAGCACCGAGAATGATGGTCTCAATCGGCACTGCTTTCATGCCTTCTGCTATCTCTTTCTTGGTTAGTCTTCTCTTGGTGTTTGGCATAGTATTCAATGGGTATATTTATACCCCCCAAGTATAGGACAGTTCTGTAAAGGACATCAATAGTCTTATCTCCCTTACTCTTATCTCTTTCTACTGGAGTCATCACACTGTTCCGCTTCGCTCTTTCACCCTAACACTGTTAAGGTGAGACCGCCTTTTAGGGTCAATCAGGCGAGCCATAGAGCCATGCTTCCCATTTTTATGAGCCTTGATACACAAGCAAGGCACTTCTCAGCTATATCAATCGCCTTGAGAGCCTTATTCTATATAGGGGTCAAAAATAATTAAAAAAAAGTTGTGCAAGTCAAGTATTTATGGTTTAAGATTTAATCTCATTCACTAGATGAATGAATAAACAAACCACCTACTAGGAGCAGATATGCAAACACTACAAGACACCATAGCCTTATGGGATGAGCAGATGATGATAGGAGCAGTTCGTATGCTTGCTAAACAAAGGGAGGGATGGGACATCATCAACGAGCATTGGTTAGATGGAGACATACTGGAGATGCTCTCAGATGCCCAGTTCGATTTACCTAAAGCATTAGAGAACATTCAAAACCTAATTGATATCAAGGTTCGCTTTACCCAGTCAAACTGATGAGTCTTCAATAGACGAAACCCCGTAAGGGGTCTTTGACAAACTGCTAGGAGTTCAAATTGGAAACACAAACTGTAAAGAAAACAATCGACTTATCCCAGTTCTATGGCACTGAGTCGTATCACCGCACTAACCTGTTTACACCTAAGTTGGTTCACACTGATGGGGTTCAATACTTTGCCGATCAAGGTGGTTGCTACTGGTTCTTGGATATCGTTGCCAGTGAATACTATCCACTGTTGGCTAAAGAGCCACTGCTCTCGATCCAGTTAGCCGTTGAGGATGGTAAGGCAGATATCTGCGTGGAAGACGGGGATTGCAACATCATCAAGCAAAAGCATATTGCCCTAACCGATTGCCCTGATGGGATGTATCGGTTCTTCCTTACGG